TGAACATCAGCATCAACAGAAACTAAAGATCCAGATTTTTCTAGATTATAATATAGATTGGTTGGAATGCTAGTATTGAATCCAATTGTTACTGATGCTGTAGATGATACACCAATAGTTCCGACGCCAGAAACTGCAAAAACAGAAGTATTTCCTATTGATACAAATTCATTCTTAAATTCCGAATCAAAGAAGAACTTAAGATCATATCCAGAAAGTGAAGTATCAGATAAGTCAAATACTACATCATTGTTCTTAGTTACTGTTAACTGTGGATTGATTAAACTTAGTTCTTGATCTGCTCCTCCAGTAGATGCGATACTAACGACTCTTGGTGGAGACGCTATAGAATCCGAATATGTATCGCAGAGGTAAATGTAATCATCATTTATTCTGTATACAAAATATCCACCAGTGCTAAGACCAGATGATACTAAATCATTAGCATCATAGAATACCTTTTCGCCTGTGGTAAATCCATGTAGAGGTATATTAATTTTATTATTTGTTGTGTTTATTCCAGTAGAATTGAATCCTACAGTGTTAACTAAAAGTCTATCGAAAGAAGAATTATATTTTACAGATACACTAGATGCCGTAGTTCCAATACCTGTAGATAATCCAGGTTTTACTATCAACTGAATAGTATCGCCATAACTTAGACCATGTGCCGTTGAAACGGATACTTGACTTGTTATTTTTTTAACATCTGCGGTAATTTGTGTATGCTGTGGTTCAAGATAATAGTAATCGCTATTAGATCCTGTTCCACTGTAGAATAGTCCACTAGTTGTAGTTGTTAAACCAACATCAGTTACAATACCGATTGTATCTGGAGTCTTGTTTATGATATAAACATATTGACTATCTCCAGACTCTGGTAAATTGAAGAATGAAGAACCTGGAGTGTCTCTAACAATTAGAGCACCTGAACCGCTTGGTTTTACAAATAAAACTCTTTGGTTTGTTACAAATGGGTGATTTGGAATATAGATGCTTTGAGTTTCTACAGAAACAGTCTCCGCATTAACACCAAGTTGATATTGAACACTATTAAATGTTCCAGTATCAAGACCAGAACTTACAGATACACTTGGGTTGAAGTAAACCTTATCGTTACTTCTAGAATTGAAATATGAATTGTTTAGATCGATAGTAAACTTATTATTATAAAAATCTACTCGTGTGCTTGCTGTGTGACCAGCAGAAACACCTCTAGAGACTCTAAGTATACTTTCATCATCAAATACATTTAATACAGATAAAGTCTCTGTTCCAATCCCTAATGTAGATCCAATACTGATATTGCTTGGGAATGGTGAAATGTAAATATCAGTTACAACACCAGCAGTAGCGTTTGATGATACATCAAAAATCAAAGATGAAAATACTGAAGTAACACCTACTTTGTGAGAACCAGATAATTTTCCGATAGATGTAGTGGAAACTCCTGTGATTTCTACTACATCACCATCTAAAAGATCGTGATATGGATCTACTTTTATCTCAATTTGATTTGGATTTTTTCTGAGAACTAAAGAATTATTGTATACTTCTGCAGTTGTAGAAATTTCTACAACATCTTTACCTTTGATCGAACCAACTACTGCAGATACTCCACTACCACCAGTATTTCCATTATCAAAAGTTAGTGCTTCTCCTACAGCATAATCACTTCCACCAGAGAGAACGGATAAAGATTCTACAGATCCTTCAGAAACTATCTCAACAACTGATGTTTGCTTTCCTAATTTATTTGGTTCAATAATAAAATCGTTATTTGAATATTGTTGACTTACTCTGTATGGGAAAGTGTTTCTGACCAAGTTGGAACTATTAAAGTCCAAATCCTGAGATTGATTTAAATTTGTATCGAATTTGGATCTATAGTTATTTCCAATGAAGTATGGGAATTTTGGTTCTAACTTATTTGTTTGAATATTTGTCGATACACCAACATAGTATGCATAAACACCATTTGGAAACTCTGGAGTTTTTGAGAATCTTCCATTATAAGAATCCAAATCGCCGCTATCTGTGTAGACATAATCTTCTACAAAGAATCCAAGGTTAAATCCACTTGGTCTATTATATACATTAGATAGATTTGTGGTATATCCAGTATCTAAAACTTTTAATGCTGAGTTTCTATCCTTTGGATCTGAATATCCATATGGACCATAAACTGGGTTTCCATCATATGCCCATCCAATTATCTTAGAGTGTTCATACTGACTTTCTCCATCTTCATAGAAAGAAGAACCCTCTCTATCCGTAGAATATCCGACAACGCCATAAGATAAATCATCACCATTCTCAAGTAAAATTTCATCAGAAAATCTAACTTTGTTGTTTATGGTTAGAGATCTTACATCTGATAGTAAAGATCCATTTTTTCCTAATGGTTTTACAGCAATAGAAGTATTTCTAGGATTATAATTTGTTCCAGAATTAATTACAATAACTCTAGTAATTCTTCCACCAGAAACTTCTGCTCTTAATTTTGCACCAACTCCATCACCATTTACAACAAGATCTGGTGAAGAAGAGTAATATAGTCCACTATTTTGAACTTCAACGTTGACTATTTTTCCATCAGACACAATTGGTTTTAATTGTGCAGATTGTCCACTTCTTACAGTTAATGTTGGTCTTCTGTGGAAATTGAGAATCTTTGATCCATAATCTGTACCAGGTTCATAGAGATATGCATCAACAATTTCTCCTTTAAAAACTGGTGTTGCTGTAATAGTACCAATTGTTCCAGCATATTCAACTTCTAAGTTGAGTGTTATTGGTGGATACTCGAAAATATGTTGACCAGATCCAATGGAAGAGAATTTGACGTATTCTCCTCTATTGAATTCGTCTTTAGATGGTGTAGATGTGCTAAGACCAGCATTTGCTAATCTAAATCTAGAATCATCTAATTTAAGTACATAATACTGATTCGAAGTTGTAAGACCTGAAATACTTTCTGTATAAGTATATCCAAATCCAACAGCAGTTCTATAATTGATCAAATCTCCATTCTTAAATCCATGATTATCAAAAGTTATCGAATTGAATACTGTCGATATACCAGTTGGTTTAATTTTTAAAGACCTATTTTCATATCCAGATCCACCATCAACAACTTGTATAGAACTTAGAATATTCTTACCATCTAAAAGTCTAAATTTGTGAATACCTCCAGCGTTAGCTGTAGTAAATCCAATAGTATTAATACCAGAATTTAAATCTGATATTGTATTATAAAGTTTAATGGTGCTTGTATTAACAATTTCTGGGTAGTATACTGAACCATTAGACAAATATCTACCTTGATCTGTATTTGAAGCACCAAATGTTCCAATACCTAGTGGTTCATTTCCATTTCTATTGTAGACAATAGGTGTCCCATCTTGAAGGTTATGGAATGATAAAAATGCTATAACATCATCTGATATGTTTACTCCACCACCAAAAGTAGTAGTTTGAGCGTTGAAACTGATTTCTCTGAATCTTTCCTCAACATATGGTTCTAAAATTGCTCCTGACCCATTACCACCAGAGATTGATGCAGAAACAACTCTGTTAACATCTACTTCATTTGGATCTACAATGACTTCTTTTAAGTTACCACGAACAACTAAATCGACTAAAGCAGTTGTACCAAGACCCACTGTAGGATTTGATATTACTACTGTTGGTGGACTTAAAACATCATAATCTGAACCAGAATTTATAATGTTGACTTTAGATAGTGGACCATAATAAATTTTATCATTTGATTTATAATTTATAATTTCAACACCATTGATCAACATTCCAGTTGGTCCTGGTTTTGTTTCTTCTCCAGTTCCAGATTGAATATTTTGAACTAATGGAATTTTTCTTAATAATTTTTTGGGAGCAAGTTTCTTATCGCCAGTTTGCTCTTCTAGTGTAAAAACATGATCAGCTACAGTAGAAGAGGATTGGAATTTCACATAATTATTACTTCCAATAAAAGATCTAGCGTTATATAATCTTATCTTATTTTTTATATCACCAGGATTTGTGGGGTCTAGAACTTCAACGTAGTAAGTTTGACCAAATGTTAGTCCACTAATTTCTGATGAAGAACCACTGTAAACAACTGCATCTCCAGTAATGAATGGAACTGCGGTTGAAAAAGAAAGTATAGTGTACTTGGTTATACCATTTGTATCAATCTCAGTACCAGAGAAAATATTATTTAAATTTGACGATGCAGTAATAGAAAGAGTTTTTGAAACAATGTCTTTCGTTACACTATAATCTGGTAGAGAATTAGATGCTACATGAATATATTTTGAATTTTCTTCATAGGTATTCTGAACGTTTGCTGTAATTTTTGGATATTTTAATGAAACATTAACAGAAGAAGCATTTTCTATGTTTCTTCTTATACTAATTTTTCTATTTGAATTTATTCCAGTAATACTTTTGTTTAATAAAACGACTCTAGGGAGTGATAAATCAGGTCTATTTGTAATAGAAGTTACTATAGCATCTTCTATAATAATATTTTCAGAATTTCTGTCTAAAACATTAACAGAATCACCAACCTTTAAACTTGACTTGTCTGGTGTTTCATGTAAAATAAATTGATTTCCTGTAAATGACTCTACTTCATATCTTGAAGATGTATTATAAATCCATGAGTTGAAGAGTAACTCCTTATATGTTTTACCATTAGATGGATTTTCTATCTTTTTACCAATATTTTTTACAGAAATAACATCACCAACTGATCTGAAATAGATATCATTTTGATTTTCTAACTCTGATAAGACACCTGTAATTCTCAACTCCACTTTTTTAGTGGTATCACCATTCTCATATCCATAAATGATCTTATCAGATCTTAAATCTGATCCAGGATCGATGGTGGATGTAATTCCACTGCAACCGAAGAACTGATTAACGCTCTTATCAGTATAAGTTATGGTGTCTGATCCTACAGTTATTGTTCCAGAAGAATCAAATCCTACTGTAGAATCAACCGTGATTACAGTGTCTGTCGATAAAACTTTCTCTACTACTTTAGTTTTCGGAGTAATTTCAAAAGTACCTTCAATCAAACTCTTTTCATCATATCCAGCAAATAGTTGAATCTTATAAAGAGTCTTATTATTTCTTGTTATAATCTCTACTTCAGAAACAGGTGCTGATGCAGTATTATCATTATTATTGATAACCTGACCAACAAGGTTATTTGGATTACTTCCAGAGATTAATTCAGTTACAAGAACTTCTCTTCTAATAAACTCTGCATCAGATGATCTAACTAAGAATTCTTTCAGATTTAAAATAGTTGGATCTAATCCATAGAGAACATTATAAAGAATTCTAAATGATTCTGATGTTCCCTTTGTTTGATAGAAAGTTCTAATTTCTTTAAGGAAATTATTTAAATCTAAATTTTCTACGAAATCAAGATCTTCAAATCCAGGAGCTAATGATTGTTTTAACTTTCTATAGAACTCCTTTAAAAATAATGCACTTAGGTTTTGAGCTACGCTTCCTACAGAGTGCGTACCTGCATTGGTTGATGAGAATTCTAGTTCTTCAGGATTTAATGCACTACGATAAGAGGTAATACCACTAAATCCTCTTACACATCCAGTAAATGAATTTGTTGTAATACCAGTATAAGTGATAATCTCATCATCAATCTTCACCAAACCATACTGAGGTGGGAATCCCTTTGTATTATCTACGTAAATCTCAGTATCGCTTGTTCCTATCTGTGTAGACACAGTAGAAACACCAGATATTACATCAGGATTTAAGTTGTTTAATTTTTTATATTGATCTAGATTCTCTGCAATATCAATAGGACCACCCTGGAATTCTTGAGAAATATAATATTGCTTTAGGAATTCCACCGCTTTGGGTGTTTCTGATATAACAAACTCTGGTAACTGATTTTCAATTATTTGCTGAATCTTAACTCTAGAATCAAAACCAGTCGTGACCATATTACCTCGTTAACGTTCCGTTTGAATAACTTGATGTGGAGTCAAAATTGATACCTGATATTTGCTCTCCAGAAGAGATTGTATCCTTCTTCATATTTATGGTGCTTTTTGAGATATCAAATACTAGATACAAGTCCTTGAGTCCAACAACATCATTAGATTCTGGGAATGCCTGTATTTCAATGACTCCATCTGGAAGTGACGTTGATGTAATATTAATGGTATTAACAAGTACTTCGCCCTTTACATAATCAACAGATCCTATAGATTTTTTAACAATCTGATATTGTCCTGGTGTTGAAGTTGGTTTAACAATAGAAAGAACTCCAATATCACTACCTTCAACAGGAACATCTGAGAAATATACAGTATCATTTTCTCCAGCAATCTTAAATCCAGTACTCTTGATATTATATCCTACAGGATTCTTATGGAATCGATTACCAAAACAGATTTCATATTGTGCAAAAGTATTCAGTACAGCATTCAAATTACGTCTAATCTTAACCTTAGTAATGTTTGAGGTAATTGACGTATCAACATTATCAATAACCTGAACAACCTTACTATATTTGAATCTTCCACCAAACTTATTAAAATCAACAGAATCCGAATATTGTGTTAGAGTGTTAATAACATTTGTTCTTAGATTCTCAATATTAGAAACTGCTGATGAATTGTAGTAAACTGTGCTATCAATCTCAACATAAAGTAATTTAAGGTCTATAATTTTTTGATTTATTCCTGCTACAGAATATTTTTTCAAATCATTTAGAATACTAGTCTTTGTAAAGTCAGAAATTGACGTACCATTTTTTGGTTTAATACTGATCAGTACTGTTCCAAATTGAGGTGGGTCTAACTCTTCTCCACCAACAATTGAAACAGACTCAGTATTGGGGTATACTTGCTGAATAATCGATTCGTAATCCCTCGCTGTGACCGCCCGGTACTGCGAAGAGTACACTCTTGGGGCAAAGTACTTAACGGAGTCAATTGACTCGATTGAAGCGCCTCCCTTGGATGAATCAACGGTTGTTACAGTTACTGTACTGGAAGGGTCAATTGTTATTCCATTGGAATCTACAATCGTTCCAGAGAAGGTGAATACTCTTGGACCATTACCATCTTCACCATCAGTAATGATATAACTTGCTTTGATAGTAGTTCCATTTTCTACTTTCTTACCGAAGACATCATCACCAAACAACAACTCATATTTCTCATCAGTTACTTCTTGAATTAAGAAGATTTCAGAGGTTTTATCAATTTCAAATAAGTTATCAACTGCACTATATGTTCTACTTCCAACTTTTACTCTAATAGTGCTAGCATCAATACCAGAATTATCGAGTACGAATCTTTGATTGAGTGATGTATCTGCAGTAAACGTTTTATTTAAAAATACACCCTGATAGATGGTTACATTTTCAAAGGACGCAGATCCATTTGTTACACTAACTGTGATATCTTCTGGAACTGAAAAGATATATGGACTCGATTGACCATCACCCCCAATGCACACCAGACCCGCTTTAAGGGTGATCTGAGGTGATGTGGTGGTAGTTGCTATGTTAAATGATATTCTCGCCGTTGCTGCCTTTTTTGAGCGGGGTACATAACCAACATTACGCGCTAATGCTACAACATTTTCACGAAGAGTCGCTGAGTCTAAGAAAGACTCATTGACGATCATATTTGAATTGAAAGCAGTGATATATGTATTATATGCTAACGTATCGATCAGGACAGAAAAATTTGATCCCTCAAAGTCAAAATCCGTGAATGTAGAGTTTGCACGGAGATAATCCTTGATGGATGTCTTTATTTGATCGAAATCTAGATTAGTAAATTTTGTAAAAGGCATGTTATCTTCTGGTTGCCTCTAAAATGTAGTTAAATTCTTGCTGAGGGAAGTCTTGTCCTATAATATCAAAGTAAACGGTGATATCAAAAGCGTTTTCATCGTATCTTGGACTGACTTCAACACGAACATTATCAGCTCTAGGTTCGTAATTTACAATGGAGTTATAAATTTGAGTCTCAACAGTGGTCGCAGTACCATAATCTACAAAATCAAACAAACTAGTTGTTAAATTTGACCCAATTGTGTTATTAAAAAACCTTTCGCCAGGTAATGTTTGAACAATATTACGAATTGAACGTTTAATCGCATCTTCATTCTTAAGCACAAGGATATCTCGCGTCACAGGATGCATATCAAAGGACAAACTAATGTCCTTAAACTGTCGAGATATCCTTTGTACCACTGAAATTTCTCAAGTCTTCTTTTTATTTATGCCCCAGTTACCCCATAATTTGGTTCTGTACCATATTCCCAGTCATCATAATCATCATCATTTCTGATTTTTTGGTGTAATTCCGATTGTTCTTTTAAATGATGTCTTTTTGGTGAAATATCATCGTGCATAATCTCCTGAATCACCTTTTTTTGTGGATCTGGAGAATTATAATCAGTTACAAGGTGTGTTGTACCCCACATTTGGTACATGTAATCAACATTTCTGTCTGGATTTGGTGAATTCGCCATTTTTTTCGTTCTAAACTGTAAAATTAGAACTTTTTTCGGGGTTTCTATCCCGCAAAATTATTTATTTTCACGTTCTTCGGTGGTTTCCCAGAAATATTCGTCGGTATCACCCAGTCTTCCCCAGTCAACACCGTTCTCAACCTGATAATATTCGGTAGAAACCTTAAAATCAGGTGTTTTTGGTTTATCTGGAGTCAAACTTATATCATAAACACGACATCTATTGTTCGGATAGAGTGCAAATTGTCCATTGACTAGTTCAATAAGGTTAAATGACTTATGTTCTTGAGGAATTTCTGCCGTACTATAGTCAATAATGTCTGCACTGTTATGATAATTGTCTAAAGTACAGATATAATACCCTCTCATTGATCCAAAATGACGTGTACGAACCTCCCAGTCCATTGATGCGACAAATTGCTTTGTAATTGTCGTCACACCATAGTCCATACAGTTCCAAAACTGCAGATTTTCCAGGTCCATATCAGTCTCAGGTGTCTCTGGACGAGACAAAAAGGCACTAATCGGTAATTTATCATAAAGAGCACCATATTCTGGTAAATATGTCTCAAAATAAAAAGCGCGTCCAGGCATCGACTTAGCCGATACCCAAACGCCCTCAACAAATTCACCATGACCATCTTTTAAATCGCGTAGGTATTCTTTACGAACCCATACTCTTTGTGCTGGTAGATTAGTGATTAAACAACTCATCCTTTTCCTTGACCCCTATACTTCTTACGTGCTTTATTGCGAGAAGACGCGGCGTACTTTGTTCCTCCCCCATCGCCTTGACGAGATTTCTTAGGAGGTCCCGGAATATAAGAAGTCTTATTCAGTCCACCTTTTGCGCGTACAGCCATAATTAATTCTCCAAAATTTCGTGTGTGATTTCATGTGGTTCGGGAGAACCCGTCTCATAAAATTGTTGAGCCAGGTCCTCCATTGCATCGAAAAATTCTTCCTCAGAAAGATCTGTGAAGATTTTCTCTCCTTGCTTTAATATATTAAATCGTGAGGGTTTGTTTTCCATCAAATGATTCTTGTCTTCTCGTGACCAACTCTAATACGAGGATCACACCAAATCTCAAATCCTGCTTCCTTTGCATCCAAACAGAAACTCACATCCTCTCCGCACATATCTTGAACCTCTCCAGATTCAAATACTTGCATCTTCGGAGCAAACCAAGGATACTTCATCTCCGAATGCTCAAAGACTCCGTTCTTGATCAGCAACCATCCAAATCCAGTGTAATCGACTGTGAATGGCTTTCTACGCTTGGAAATTGATTCCAATGTTTCATGATTCATCACTCCACCATTGTTACGGAAATCATCTTCCTCTAACCAGTGTGCAACAGATGTCGTGTGACCGTCCTCAGTGCAATACCACCCAGCAGCAATGTCTTGTTCCATGAGAACCAACTGCCAGAAGTTGTTGCTATTGAATACAATATCACTATCGATCCACAGTTGCCAATCATAATTCAACTTGCCGTCCCAGGGAATTTGATCTGGTCCACGCAGTACGTTTGCACCAAGACACTTGCAACGGGCAAAGTTCACCATTGAACTGTAGTCTTGGGAAATCTGAATACTTGCCCCTGCCTGAACTAAGTCAAAACAAAGTTGTACAAAGTTCTTCAAGTAAGTATAAGAAACTCCTCTTCCAGGAAGACAAAAGACAATCGATTTTCCACGAACCAATTCTTTTGCTTTTTCATAGTCCCATTCTGGTTCTTTTGTTGAACTCACGGGCGCTTTTGCTTTTACAGTAAATCCTTTAGCCATAAGAAAGTGTAATTACGTCAGGTTGTACGTACAACGAATATCATACAATATTATCTATACAATGTCAATCTACTTCCCTTTCAGACATGATAATCTCACTACCCTCTAGGGAAATATTGATCTCTGTATCTTCATACCAGGACAGATCATTCGCCATCCATTCAGGTATTATAACATAATATTCGCCAGTTACTGGATCGACCTGTAGAGGTTGAAAATTTTCTCCGGAATTTTTTCTCATCGCCGTTAAACAAGTTTGGGTTTTTGTTTTTATATAGCAAAAACTAAATATCTCCCTTGTGTAACACTTTGTAGACTACAGGGACCCATGGGTTTTATATACGGGGGGCTTATACGCGCCGCGACCCCCGAAGGGGCGGCGACGGGGGCACTGCTGTTCACGAACGCATGAGGTCACGCAAGGGCACAGCGGTTGACCCACTGCCCCGCCGATTGCTTCAGGTTGAGCAGCAGGCGGAGCATGTCGCGACGGCGCACGGTGTGGTTGCTGTAGTGACCAGACCGCCAGAAGACCATCGCCTGACGGGTCATGGGATAGAGTCGGATTTGCTCCGTCGCGGTGGAGTCGGTGTCGATCACGATCACGGGTTGCTGCATGGGTGCTTGTCGTTTGCTTTGGTATTGTAGCAGATCAGAGGGGGATGACGCGAACGTCGTCGGCACTCGCCACCAACTGATCCACACGGTCCTGCTGCAACTTCAGAACGACCGACGAATTGCGGTTCGCTTTGGACAAACCCAGGAAAGCACGAATCCCGTTGTTGCTGGTGACGCGGAGGCGGAGACCGACCTCAACGATGTGGTGATCTTTGACCAGCACGACCTTACGGGAAGTCATGCCGCGACCCTTCTCAACGCGGGCACCGTATCCGTCTTCTAGGAGACGGGCAGCGCGGATCGCTTCGTGTTCGATCACGTAGCAGCGTTGGGCGTCGGTGTCGGTGATCGCCATCACCATGCCGTCGTTTTCTGCGATCAGTTCGGAGCGCAACCAAGCGGTGAGGGTCACGGGGTCGATCGAATCAAGAGCAGCAGAGCAGATCTCATTAAAGAGGTCGCGGCACTCATTCACAATCGCGTCGCGCTTAGCGGTCTCCCACTGACGGGCATCGCTGACGAACTTGAGAAAGGGATTGAACTGAGAGGCGTCGATCAGGGTGTCGGTCTTTGAGGTGTTAACCCAATCGAAAGATCCGTTCTTCAGTCCTGCCTTGTGCTTGATGCTGATTCGCTTAGCGCCTGCCGTGGCGTCTGCCTTGTTATGGGTGCCGCCCTTATGGGTCACGATGTCGGGAAAGACGCGGTGATCGTTGAGCAGTTGAATGGTCGCCAGTTCGTTGGCGATGCCTTCGTGATGGGTGCTGCCGTTGGTTTTGAACATGTTAGTAGCGGGTGGAGTGCCACCCGACGAATTGAACAGTGTAGGAGGGGGAGTCTTTAGGGCGCTGCCGTTCCCTTCCTGTGTATCTTACCAGATCACGGGGTTTCCGTCAAAGTCAGTCACGGTGCCCTGTTCGGTGTCCTCTGCGATCGACTCCAGAATTTCCAGGAGTTGGGCACCGTCAGCGGCACGGTTGAGCAGGGAGGTAGCAAGGTCGCGGGTCATGGTAGGATGTTGGTTTGGTTTGGCGGCAGTCTTTAAGGCGCTGCCGTTCCTATTGGTTCAGAGTTCCCAGAGCATGTCATTCATTTCCTGGGCGTCGATCGCGGGGTCATCCCAGCGCACGCCGTCGCCAGTCTTAACCAGGTGGCGACCGATCTGCCCGTCGGTCATGCAGCGGACGAACTTCTCCCAGGGGGTCTCAATGCCTGCCTCCCTGTAGGTCACACATGCCTTAGCGGTGTTGTACA